CAGGTGCTGGGCAAAGAGACACGTGAGAAGTTGATGCAGGCAGACCGCGTCAAGGACTTCATGAACTATCAAATCACCACGGTGATGGAAGAGTACACACCTGACTTTGATCAGTTGTTGTTTTATGTTGGCTTTGGTGGCTCTGCGTTTAAGAAGGTGTACTTTGACGAGACCAAGGGCCGCATGGTGAGCGCTTTGGTGCTGCCTGATAACTTGTACATCCCCTACACGGGTTCTTCTGTGATGAGCGAGTGCCAGCGCATCACGCACCGCGTTCCGATGTCCACCAACGATTACCGCAAAGCAGTGATCCGTGGTCAGTATTTGGATACAGCGCAGATGACGACTGCGGCTGAGACAGGCCAGAGCATTATCAAGAAGGAAACAGACCGCACAACGGGTGTTGATCCTACTGGTGTGGAAGAAGAGATCTGTTTGCTGGAGTTCTTGGTTGATCTGGACATCCGCGGCTTTGAGCACAAGGATGAAGACGGCGAAGAGACAGGAATTAAGCTGCCATACATCGTCACGATTGACGAGATCTCTCAATCTGTTGTGGGTGTGCGCCGCAACTGGAAAGAGGGCGATCCTCTGTTTGCGCGTAAACAGTACTACGTGCATTATTTGTTGGTGCAGGGCCCCGGTGCTTATGGCTTGGGCTTTTTGCACTTAGTTGGTGGCCTGACAAAGACTGCTACTTCTGCATTGCAGCAATTGGTGGATGCTGGAACACTTGCTAACTTGCCAGCAGGCTTTAAGGCCAAGGGTGCGCGCATTGCAAACGACGATACACCGCTGTCACCCGGTGAGTTCAGGGATATGGACGCTGGTGGTGCGGAGTTGTCTGCGTCGCTCTTGCCATTGCCATACAAGGAGCCTAGCCAGACGCTGTTTGCGCTCTTAGGTTTCTGCGTAGATGCTGGCCGCCGTTTGGCAAGCATTACCGACATGCAGGTTGGCGACAGCAATCAGAATGCTGCTGTGGGAACGACGATTGCGTTGCTTGAAAAAGGCAGTGCGGTGATGTCTTCGATTCACAAGCGTTTGCACTACAGCCAGCGCATGGAATTTCAGTTGTTGGCCAAAGGTTTCTCGGAGTTCTTGCCTGACGAATATCCATACGATGTTCCCGGTGAGAGCCGCAGGATTAAGAAGCGTGACTTTGATGACCGCATCGATGTTCTGCCTGTCTCTGACCCCAACATCTTTTCTGTTGCCCAGCGTATCACGATGGCGCAGACGCAACTGCAACTGGCTCAAAGCGCACCGCAGATGCACAACATGTATGAGGCCTACCGCCGCATGTATGAAGCCATTGGTGTGCGGGATATCGATCAGATTTTGAACACACAGAACGTGGACAAGCCAAAGGATCCTGCAAGCGAGAACGCACAGGCGCTGGATGGCTCACCACTGAAGGCTTTTGCTGGTCAGCAGCACGATGCGCACATCATGGCGCACATTATGTTTGGCATGAGCCCGATGATGCAGTCAATGCCCAATGTGGCAATCAATTTGCAGAAGCACATCTTTGAGCACATCCGTTTGAAGGCGGAAGAAGAGGTGGAAGCCGAGTTGTTCCGTCAATACGGCACTGATCCTGAGGGCTTGGTGTCTGCTTTGCAGCGTGAAGCGATGGTGGCGATGAAGGTTGCGCAGGGTTATCAGGAAGTTAAGAAGCTTCAGACGGATATGTCGGGCCCACAGGATGATCCGTTAGTCAAATTGAAGGAAAAAGAGCTTGAACAAGGCGCCCAACGCGACCAAGCCAAGGCTCAGATCGAGCAGGCGCGCTTGAATGTGGACCAACAGCGCTTGGGCCTTGATCAGCAGAAGGAACAATCTGATGTTCAGTTTGATCAAGCCCGCTTGGCACTGCAACAACAGGTCGCTGCGCAGAAAAATTCGCAAGATGCAATTAAAAATGCCCAACTAGGAGCAAGAAATGCAAGCCAAAGTAACAAAAACCGCTAAAAAAGCGCCCAAGGAGATGTCCGGGGCGCCAAAAAAGGTAAAAACACCACAAAATGACCCACGTGTCACGTATGTTTATCGCAAAGATGCCTTTAAGAAGGTAAAAATAGCGTAAATCTGTGCATAATATGCACGTAACCTTCGGACAGGGGTCTATCTGTCTGCTTCATTGGAGTTATCCATGCTTGAATTTGCAGAGAAAGTCATATTTGCCATTCGCAGGCTTGAAAACGAAACTAAAGACTTCGTTAGCAGCGGCAATGTCAAATCGATGGAGCAGTACAAACATTTGATGGGCCGGTTAGAGGGTTATGCGTTTGTTCAGGAAGCCATACAGGATGTCTTGAGCAAGAACTCTGATCTTTAAAGGACCAAACAGATGGAAATGACTGCATTAGAGAAGCGTTGGGCGGAGGCCGCGGTGGAAAAAGCTGCCGCTGAGGTCGCTGCTGCGGAGGCTGCTGCTGTAGAAGAAGCAGAAGAAGAGCAACGCATGGAAAACATCAGGGAACACCTTCCACAGCCGACAGGTTGGCGGATTGTTGTTTTGCCCTATAGAGGCGCTAAGAAAACCAAGGGCGGGATTGAACTTCCTGAGCAAGCCTTGGAACGACAGCAACTCACTACCACTTGCGCATACGTTTTGGCCGTTGGCCCACTTGCTTACAAAGACACCGACAAGTTTCCGGACGGTCCTTGGTGTAAAGAAGGCGATTGGATCGTTTTTGGTCGTTACGCAGGCGCACGTATGGGCATTGATGGTGGAGAGATCCGCATTCTCAATGATGACGAGATTCTGGCCCGTGTTAAGGACCCAGAAGACATTCTGCACATGTAAGGAAGCATATGACACAAGTGATGAACGATTCGCAACTTGAATTTGACCTTGGGGAGGGAGAAAAAGCCACGGATGTGAGCTTTGATCAACCTGAGGGCGACGAGAGTCCTGCTGCGCCTGAACCAGAAGCTAAGATTTTCCAAAAACCTGAGCAAGATTTAGCGCCTAAAAATGAGCTGGATGAGATTAGCGAAGGGGTGCAAAAACGCATCTCTAAACTCACTGCACGCATGCGCGAGGCCGAGCGACGTGAGCAAGCTGCGCTTGAGTATGCCAAGGGATTGCAAAACCAAACACAGACTTTGCAGCAAAAACTTGTTCAGACGGATTACAGC